AAGTTTGGACTACAAATCAGAGATCAGGTTACCTTTAGTGTAGCATTTAGAACATATGAAAGATTTGTCACAAAAGACAGACCAGCTAGAACTAGACCTTTTGAAGGTGATTATTTCTATTTCCCATTAAATGGTAAACTCTTTAAAATTATGCATGTCGAGCATGAGAGTATATTTTATCAGATGGGTGCTTTACAGATATATGATCTTAAATGTGAATTAGCAGAATGGTCGGGAGAAAGATTCCAGACTGGCCGTGAAAACATTGATACTTATTTTGCTGACAGAGATCTTACTGCAAATACTGTTAATACATTGGCTGCGGTAGAGGCGACAGATCCTCTTGCTGATAACTGGCAGTTTGAAATAGAGGCTGACAAGATTATTGACTTTACAGAAATGGATCCGTTTAGTGAAACAATCGAAGTTGAACCATTAGACATACAGGATTCATGATATGGCAATAGCAAATCATTTTTATAACCAGCTCACAAGGAAATATGTTGCTCTTTTTGGAACATATTTTAATCAGCTGAAAATTAAAAGAAAAGATAATGCAGGTGTTGTCGTACAAGAAATGATTGTGCCTATCTCTTACGCACCACATCAAAAGATTCTTGCAAGACTCAACCAGGATCCAGATTTTAAAGCACAGGCAATTACTCTACCGAGGATGTCCTTTGAAATTAATGCAATGTTCTACGATGGCGAAAGAAAACTTGCCCCAACCAGAAGAGTCTTGCAGACAGTAGCCAATGAAACCACGGGCAGTAGAAATTACTTTTGGGTTCCAGCACCATATAATATTCAATTTTCTCTTAATATTATGGCATCATATGCAGAGGATGCAGTAAAGATAGTCGAGCAAATCATACCATTTTTTAATCCAGAATTTACCTCTACTGTTAAATTGATTCCAGATTTAGATCCATTGGATATTCCATTAGTATTAAATGATATCCAAAATGAAGAAATATATGAAGGTGATTTTTTGGAAAGAAGAGCCATCATGTGGACACTTAACTTCACAATGAAGGCATGGTATTTTGGACCAAATAAAGAGAGAAAGGTCATTAAGTTTATTCAGACAAATGTTGCCTCTACGGTACCTGCTTCTGATGCAAATAATACATTTGATTCTGCTGTTGTTTTACAACCAGGCATGACCGCTAATAATGAACCTACTACTGATCCCGACCTTACGATTGATTTTAATGATATTGACTTTGATGATAATTGGGCTACGGTATCATTTGTAGATGATCCAAATAATATTTAATTGTATTTTATAGACCATAGTCTAATTATACACCATACTAAGATAATGTCAATACAAAAATGAAAAAAGTTTTTGTTGACTTTTAAGAAAAAATGTTATATAATGTAAGTGTCTAAATATATTTGTAATTTGTAATTAAATGAGGATGAAAATGAAAATTGGGTTTACGGCAAGTACTTTTGATTTATTGCATGCAGGACATGTACAGATGCTGAGAGAAGCAAAAGAACAGTGTGATTATTTGATATGTGGCTTACAGTTTGATCCAAGCATGGACCGACCTAACAAGAATCCCCCAGTACAGACAGTCGTAGAACGTTACACTCAACTTAAAGCGGTCAGCTATGTCGATGAAATTATTCCTTATGGTTCTGAAAATGATCTTGAGGATATCTTGAGTATGTATCAGATTGATGTTAAGATTATGGGAGAGGAATATAGAGAACAGGATTTTACAGGCAAGGATATTTGTAAATCACGTTGTATTCAGCTATATTTTAATAAACGTGACCATCGTTTCTCCTCCTCGGATCTGCGTAAAAGAGTTGCTGACAGGGAAAAGGATAAAAAATGAATACAAAATTTGGAATAGGTGTCGTAGTAGCAATCGTAATGCAAGTGAGTGCATTTGTTTGGTGGACCGCACAACAGGCTCAAACTATAGAAACTTTAAAGGCTGAGGTTGACGGTCTCACATCACAAATGGCGGTCGAGCGCCAAATTAATAAGGAACGTGATGTAAAAGATCTCAGACAGGATTTAAATTTTCTTACAAAAGCATTAAATAAGCACATTGAAAATAATGATACCAGAATTAAGCACAATAATTCGTTAGTTCAGGAAGACTTTGAAAAAATATATGATTGGCTTTATGAGATTGATAATGATATTGAAATGCTAATTGAGTTTGCCAGATTTACAGAAAATAAATGGGCAGATTCATATGCGACAGATGATACATATGAGCGTAAATGGGGCACTAAGCCACCTTCTGAGGATTAAAAACATGAATAAAGTTGAAAAAGATAAAAAAGAAAATAACGAACCAATGATTTATGAAAGTCCTGATAAGGGCAAGACAGTCTATGCTCGACCTTTTGGATCTTGTATTACTGCTAAAAAATTGATAAAGGGCAATGAGGATGAGTGAAGATAAGATTGCAGAAGCCCTTGGTATCGTTCCTCTTGCGGAACTTCAGGATTCTTCCGAAGAAATTAAGGAAGTTACTCAGGTAATAGACGAACCAACCCCTGCAAATATAGAAAAATTTGAAGAGACTTTACCTGCTGTTCAAGAAACAAATGATCAAAACATCAACGATATTGAACTGGCAAGACAGAATGTCCAAAATATTATTGAGATGGGTGATGATGCAGTAAAGGAAATGGTTGAAATTGCAAAGCAATCCGAGTCACCACGGGCGTTTGAAGTGGTGTCAACTCTGATGAAAACTCTGCTGGATGCAAACAAAGATTTTGTCGATCTATCAACCAAAAAGAAATACGCTGTTGATGACACGGGTCCTAAGGCAGAATCAAATGTCACCAACAACAACTTGATTGTGTCGACAGCAGATCTTTTAAAAATGATCAAAGGTGAGGGCGAGGAATAATGCTTTCCGTTGGATATCTAGGCAATGCTAACCTTAAAAAGATTGGTGAAGAAATTGAATTCACACCGGATCTTATTAAGGAGTATATGAAGTGTGCCCAGAATCCAGTTTACTTTGCAGAAAATTATATTAAAATTGTACATGTTGACCGTGGATTGATTCCAATGGATATGTATGATTACCAAAAGGAAATCACCACAAAGATCACAAACAACCGTCGAGTCGCAGTACTTACAGCTAGGCAGTCTGGTAAGACAACCACTGCCGTGGCCGTAATTCTACATTACATACTCTTTAACGAATTTAAGACGGTCGCTATCCTTGCAAATAAAGGCGATTCTGCAAGGGAAGTACTCAGTAGAGTTCAATTGGCATATGAAGCACTTCCAAAATGGATTCAGCAAGGAGTGGAAGAGTGGAACAAGGGTAACATCACTCTTGAAAATGGTTGTAAAATCTATGCTGGTACTACTTCTTCAAGTGCCATTCGTGGTAAATCAATTTCATTTCTATATCTGGACGAGGTTGCTTTTATTGAAGGCTACGATGAGTTTTTTGCATCTGTTTATCCTACTATTTCATCTGGTGAAACCACCAAACTTCTAATGACATCCACCCCCAATGGCTTAAATCATTTTTATAAGACGTGTAAGGGTGCTGAAGAGCAAACCAATGGTTATGAATTTGTAAAGGTTATGTGGAACGATGTTCCCGGCAGGGATGATAATTGGAAAAATGAAACACTGGCAGCACTTGATTATGACGAACAAAAGTTTGCACAAGAATACCAATGTGCATTTTTAGGTAGTTCAGGAACACTTATTGATGGTTCCAAATTAAAGGAACTAGTGTATGAACGACCAGTATTAGAAAGAGATAACATCTATCAGTATGAAAAACCAATTGAAGATCACGTATATGCAATGACATGTGATGTATCTCGAGGCAAAGGACTTGACTATTCAACATTTAGTGTAATTGATATTACAAAAATGCCCTATAAACAGGTTTGTACATTTAGGGATAACCTTATAACACCGGTTGATTTTGCAAGTGTTATATATAGAATAGGCAATTTTTATAACGAAGCAGCTGTATTGGTGGAAATCAACGATATTGGTGAACAGGTTGCTGATGTTTTATTAATGGATTATGGTTACGAAAATGTTCTCTATACCGAAAACGCAGGGCGTAGTGGTAAAAGAATATCTAGTGGCTTCGGAAAAGCAGTTGATAGTGGGATCAGAACTACCAAGAATGTAAAATCAATAGGTTGTTCTATATTAAAAATGTTAATTGAGCAAAATCAGTTATTGGTTTGTGATTTTAATACTATCCAGGAATTATCACGTTTTTCCAAAAAGGGTAACTCATACGAAGCAGAATCGGGTTCACATGATGATTTGGTTATGAATTTAGTCATTTTTGCTTGGCTTACTGATCAGGGATATTTTAAAGATATGACTGATATAAATACGATGATGGCACTAAGAGAAAAAACTGAAGAGCAAATAGAAGAAGATCTTCTACCTTTCGGATTTATAGATATCGGCGACGAAAACGGTGATAGCGAAGGATTCGTAGCGGTTGAAAGGGACTGGACTTATTAAAACAATATTTTTATAAATAAACATAGTGACATGAAATTTAAAAAACCGTTTCTAAAATAATTTTATAAAGGAGAAAGATATGGCTTTTACCGTAAGTCCTTCCGTTATTGTTCGAGAGGTGGACGCATCGGCAACAGTACCGGCCATCGCAACACCACCCGGCGCAATAGCTGGGGTTTTCAGATGGGGTCCAGTTAACGAACCTATTCTTATTACGTCAGAGGATAATCTTGTTAGTAGATTTGGAACACCCGATGATAGTAATTTCGAAACGTTCTTTACTGCAGCTGATTTTCTAGCATACGCCAATCCAATTTTTGTAACCCGTGCCGATAATGGTGCCACGGTTGCAGATAGTAGGGATGATGTATTTTTTACTGCTGAAACTGCTTATGCAAATACAGCAGCACCCGGATACGTAGAAGGTACCACCCCAGGTTCAATTGGTACATTAGATGCCGCCAATACCACATTTGGTGCATTCGAAGCAAAATATAAAGGCGAAATGGGTAACTCGATTGAAGTTGCATACGCCAAAGGCTCAGATTTTGAGGCTACACTTATTACAACTGGTGAAGCCCTGGCGGTGGATCTGGCAGACAGTGCTAATACTCAACCAGAATTGAAGTTTAACAGTACATCAATTCAAATTCAGGTACTTGCGGCAAATCGTATTGCTCCAGGTTCTGTAGCTGTTAATGATGTAGTCGTAATTGGTTCTGATTCTGCTGGTTACCAAGAATTGGAAGTTTCTGGTTATTCCGAGACACTACTAGATGGAAATGGTGTGGCATTGGTTGATCAATCAAATACCGCTGCTGCGACTGCATTCGAATATGATTTTGATTTTACTGGCAGATATACCATTGCAGAATCATTACCTGGAAAAATTAATATCACCAGAAAATGGAAGTATAGTAATCTATTTGGTAAAGCCGCAGATGCTTCAGCCTATCATATAGCAGTTGTTGATTCTGATGGTGGAATTTCTGGCGCTGCTGGCACCGTTTTGGAGGTTTATAATAACCTTTCAACAACTGCCGGTGCTCAATTAGGCGACGGAACAGATAACTATTACCACACAGTAATCGAAAATCAATCCTCCTGGATTAAGGTATCAAATACTGTCCACTTCGAAGCAAAAACATCTGAATATGAATCATTCTCAGGTGCTGTTGCTGGTAAAACTGAAAGTACAGTCACATTAAGTGCAATGGGTGCGGCATGGGATACATTTAAAAATGCAAATGAACTAGATGTTTCCTTTGTCCTACAAGGTAAAGGCGATAATGCTGGTAACTTTGCAAACTAC